GCATCCGGGTCGGTAAGCCGCTTAACTACGTACAGGTCGTATTCGTAGACCAGCTTATCGCGCTCGTTCGGGTCGTCAGAGTCGGGATCTTCGCCACGTATATACACCCCACCGTTCTTGCCCCTGAAGTACGGGAACGGGAACTCGGGTATCTCCAGCTTTACATCCTCTTGCAGCGTGGCGTTGTGCATGACGATGATGTTGTCTTCGGGCTTAGCCGCTGCAATCGTGCTGCCAATCTGAATCGGCGACGTGATTGAACCCTTAATCGGGCAGTCGGCACAGCCGTCGGGGTTTAGCCCAGCAAACGTCTCACATTTGTACGGGCGGTTGATCAGGCGGTCAGCTTTTTGTTTGGTTTCTACCGGGTCGTACTCGGGGTGCCCGTGTGAGATTTTGTGTATGGCAAGTTCACCATCCTCACAGTTAACCGCTATGGATAACCCAGCCCGCCACAGAGGTTCCTCGACCCCTTCCTGATCCTGATAAATCTTTACCAGTTGGTTACAACCTTTGCCCTGTGCGCTGCGCCGCATGATGTGGCTGAACTTGGAGATGTTGTTACCCATCAAAGCGCGGGTGGTTGCATCCATTGGGCGGCGTGGTAGTGCCGATGTTGAGAATGGCAGCGATGGGTCGGAATCGTCCTCATCAACCACACCCACAATAGATTTAATCCGGCTGATTTCTATGGGGTCTACCGCCTTCATAACCGACGTCGGGTTGGGCGGCGTATCTTTGAAGTTCAACGTATCAGGCAGGCGCAATATCCGCGCGGCATCTGCCGTAGGTTGCAGGTCGATCTTCAGGTTATTGCTCAGGCAGAAACGCTTGAGCGCCTCGGCTACCGGCTTCCACTCGTTGAAAAATATGGTCTGAGTCAACGGCCAGTATGCGTGTACGCCCCTGCCGGAGTTAACCACATACGGGAACGGTATGCCTGTATTGCGTATAAATTCTTTTAAGGCAGCTAGCGCTTCGGCTTGCCCATCGTACGGCTTGCCTTCGCCACAATCAAGGTCGATCCAAAATGACTTAAACCATTTGGCGTTTTCTACTTCACGGCTTTGGTCGTTTAGGTACTTAGCACAGCCGAAATACGCATCATATCCCTGCGCGGTTAGCTCATCGGCACGTGCCCCAAGTTCCTCGATTGTCTCCTTAAACTCTTGTACAGGCGGTCGTTTTTTCTTCAGCCCAACCACGCAATACAAACCTTCGTCGGCAAGTACAGTGGTAAGAAATTCTGACCTTGTTGTCATTGTTCGCTCTCAAAAAAGTCAGTGGCGTACTGGCGATAGCCACCGACAGGTCACTCGTTTTCTCGTAATTTACGTACAAGTTCTTCTAGCATTTCTTGTTTTGCTGGCTGAGGTCGGGACTTACCCAAGAACCACAGATAAAGCACTTGTCGGGAAACGCTGAGATGCTCTGAAACATCCTTGATTGGTATATCTCGGTTGATACAGATGCGCCCCAGCACTACCCCGATGTGCCTTTGATCAGCTTTGCGATTTGCTTCGATGAACTTACGTGAATACCCACGATGATTCATCTTGGCCCCTTTTATTCAGCCCAATCATCCAAGATTTCGGCTACGTCTTTGGGGCCAGCTTTCTTGGCACGTTTGGTCGGCTCTTTAGATTCAGCCTTGGGTGCCTCTTCTTCGTCGGCTTCTTCAGCGGCTTCTGCCTTGGGGAGTGCCTTAGCCTTGGGCTTAGAAACACCGTCAGCCATAGCCACCGTAGACGCGATAGCGCGCTTTGCTTCCTCAGATTGACCAAGCTCTTGGCACTCAGCCAGTTCGTTAGCCTCCAGCGGGCGCACTGCTTTGAAAGTCAGCTTCGGCGTAGCGCTGTTGGTGTCGAACCGCATCTCAGACACAACCACCGTGATTGGCAGATTGTGCCCACCCAAGAACTTAGCATACGCTTGCAACGGCATTTTGCCGCCTTCTGCTGCACCAAAGATTGACGTGGCAGGCAGCGTAAGCTGGTACACCCCACCGCCGATGTCGTTCTCAAGCGCAACTGCTAGGCGTTGCTGGTAGCGGCAAGCCCTAGATTCGCCCTGCCCTGAACCCTTGATGTTCTGCTTGCAGGTAGCGCACTTGTCGGACTGCGGCTCCTCAACACGGGTGTCGGGGGTAATGCCATCGTTCGACCAGCATGCCGGTGCAACCTTCTCGCCTTCGGCGTAGGTGCCTTCGTAATACTGACGCGACACGTTGGGGTTTGCCGCCACGATAACCACGTTCATAGCGCGATCTTCGTTTTGAGCAACCTCTTTGCCGTCGACCATCATGCGGAACGTGCCACCCCGGATCGAGATACGCTTCATGCCGCTACCGGCACCACCCATCAAGGACTTAGTGGTTTCGTCCAGTTCAAGGTTTTTCAGGTGCGCGGGAATTGCAACGTCACCTTTGCTGAAAAGAGTCATGTCATTTGCCATGTTGGCTTACTCCTGAGTTGGAAGTTCGATCTCAAGTTGATCGGGGTTTACTTCGGGGGTGGTTGAAATGGTGGTATTCATCATAGCTTCTAGATCAGAGCGCTTGACGCGTACCTTGTTGCCGACCCGAAAGTGCGGCATTTTGTTGTTGCGAATCATGATGTACACCGTCTGACGTGAAACGCGCAGCAACTTTGCGACCTCCACAACGGTAAAAGTTTCATCCACGGGATGCTCTCCTTATGGTTACTGAGTAACGGCTATCGACGTTAACCCCCTTGGGCATTGCGTCGGGGTTCTCCTCCAGCAGCTGCTTCATCGTGTTCTGACTTATGCGTCGCTCCAATAGCTGCGGCATGTCGTTGTCCACGATAAAACGGTGCATGGATTCCCAGTCATTAGTCCAGTAATACGTTTTGACGTTACGCATCACCGTGCCGTGCTGGGTTTTGAGGCTATCAGCGCCAAGCGACTTACAAATCTCAAGCAGTTTGCTCTCGACCGCAGCCATTTGTTCTTTGATTGCCCCATCTTGCTCTTCGTAGTCACGCAACAGCGCCGAACGCTTATCACGCATCTTGACATACGCAGAGACAAGTCTGTCAACTGAAATATCTTCGCTCATTTTTGATCTCCTTCACTGACACTCCGAACCAAATGGTACATTGATTTTTAACATTGTCAAGTACCACTATTCTAGTAATTCGCTATAAAGATCAATCATCCGGTTGTGGATGTCGACCTTATCTGAAAGCATTTTGTACATGCGCCGCTCAACGGCACTGCCCTGCAAGTTCACCACGGTGGATGGGTTCTTCTGCCCAGCACGGTGCACACGTGCGTTACATTGCAGGTAGGTTTCTACCGACATCACTGGGCTCCAGTACACGATTGTGTTTGCCGCGTGTAGCGTAACGCCGTGCGATGCCGCCTGTGGTTGAATCACCAGCACCCGTGGGCTATCTGTGGTTTGGAACCGCTCAAATATCTCGGCTCGTTTGGATGCAGATATGCCGCCGTGGATAACCGCCGTGGAGTACCCGTGCTTGCGTAAGTCCTCAGATACAACCTCAATGGCGTGGCGGTACGGCACAAACACCAGCACCTTGTGGCTTGATTCTTCTATGACCTCACGTAGTACCGACAGCCGGTTGCTGGCATCGAACTGAATAATCTCACCGGTGTCCGAGTACACCGCACCGCCCGACAACTGGAGCAGTTTGTTCAGGTTTGCAGCTGCGTTTACCGTCGTGATTTCTTCGCCAGCAGCTTGGACAATCAGCTGTTTTCTGAGTAGCTCGTAATATTTAATTTGTTGTGGTGTGAGAGGTACATCCCTCGTTGTAATTGTCATGTCAGGTAAATCTAGGCACTCCTCTTTTGTGTAGCGTATAGCCGGTTGTAGCGCGTTATAGACGGTGTGCTCAGAATCGGGCTTCGGAACCCATTTAAATTGGGTCACCTTGTGCATCACCTTATCGCGGAATGCCCCAAAGAATTTTGGTACACCTGTGGGGTTAACTAATTTAGCCAGCCCATAGGCGTCGGTGGGCGACTGCGATGCCGGGGTACCCGTCAACATCCACAGCCAAGTGTCGGGTTGGATCAGCCGGTTCAGCACCTTCCAGCGTTTGGTTTGCACGTTTTTGTAGGCGTTGGCTTCGTCAATCACAATCAAATCAAAGCCGCCTTCGGCGATTACATCCTCGACGATTTCTACCCCGTCGTAGTTAATGATGACGAACTCGCTGGGGCCAGCCACGATGTTGCGGCGCTTGTCGGCTTTGCCGTGTGCAATATCAACCGTGCGGTGCATTGCAAATGTGAACAAGTCCTTGCGCCATGCTGAGTCCATGACCGACAGGGTACATATCACCAGCACACGCTTGATTATCCCCAAGCGCATCAGATAATCCGCCGCCCATATTACTGAGGCAGTTTTACCGGTGCCTTGCTCGTTGAAGCAAAACGCCCGCTTGTGCATGGTGAGAAACTCTGAGGTAACTTTTTGGTGGCCAAACGGTTTGTATAGTCCGGGCCAGCTGTACCTACCCGATATGGGTGATGGGGCTTTGATGCCAAGGTTTTTAAGCACGATAGATTCCTCGTGCCCCCAATGAACCAGCACCTTGGCTACCCCTGAATCGTTCTCCAAAACTTTGCTTTTAGGTATCACCGTGGTGATGCGATCAGGGTTTCGCACCGTCAGCAGCAATGCCTTGTTGTCAATAATCTCCATCCTCGCTCCAATAGTTATGCACTCCAAACACGGTCTGTGTTCAGAGGTTGCCGGTCTTTCCCGGCTGTCCGTTAAGCCAACCCATTAAAAGGAGGCATGGGGTCTTAACTGGTGCGGTTATGAGGGCAAAATCATGAAGAAAAACCCCCGATGCCTGCTATCACTCACACCTTACTTTACAGGCACCTTGTGTAGTAGAACGAACCAAACACTACACATTCTTTTTTACCGACCCGTCCCGGTTGCGTGGGAATGATCGGTTGTTGC